CATGAGTGATTCTCAAGTTGAATACAGCCAGTACAGAACATGGCTTGGCACTCCTTACACTTGAGAATCTTCGATTTGTGGCGGCACTCGCTCATCTTTTAATTCACAGACAGTTTCTTTCTTATCACATGCACAAGTGTCATCTTTAATTTCACAAAGTCCATCTGAGCGTCCTTTTACAATTCTCGCCCACGCAGCCTGAATTGCTGGTAATTTTGATTTGAACCATTCACGGTCACGTTTGACACGAACTATTACAAATTCTTCAGGTTTTGGAGGGTCTGCTGGGCGGTACTGAACGAAATCACAGTCCTCAAAGTCAAGGATTTCAAGCAAAAGCTGAATTTGTGGAAGATAATACTTTGGAACCTTTGCTTCAATTTTACGCGTCAATGGGCACTTAATTTCAAGAAGTATACCATCATCTGTGATTCCGTCTGCCGAGCCCCCGATAAATGGATAGTCTCTATGCTGTACGAGACCAATTTCAGTCGTCTTCTTTCCAAACCTTTCGTCATACAAATCCCTGACAAAAGGCTCGAGAAGTGTTCCATGTGCCGTGGCTGCATTTCCACCCCATTTGGTTCTAAGCACTTTTTTACGTACAAATGAATCAGCTGTTTCGTAATGGTTATCACCTATAGCTGATGCAACATCGCTTGCGGTGATCATGTTTTCACGCAATTCGAGCCATTCATCACTTCTCTGGTCCGCGTAGGTCGCCGATTTGAGTTCCTTTACTCGTTCCAGGAGCTGGGACATTCTTTCCTTTGAAACGTGCATCAGTCTTAAGTACAATTTCAGCTGCATTCTGCTCTGCTTGTTTCTTCGTTGTTGCATATCCAAAACCCTCAATGTTTGAATTTACAGCAACAGATATGCAAAATGTACCGTTAATTGTATCAGCAAGTACGTAATCTGGGAGAGGGTACTTGAGAGCCTGGCACCAACGCATGAGTTGGTCCTTGTAGTTGTCATCCACCAGGCTCGTCGTCACCTTGGTAAAACTCTCAAGAATGAAGTTCTTCGCATGAACCATCCCCAGATCTATGTAAATTGCCCCGATGAGCGCCTCGAAGACATCCTCCATTATGTGCTCATTCGTGTTCCACCCGTTGCGCTCACCCTTTTCATCCATAAGAATCAACTTGTCGAGTCCAAGAACCTTTGAAATTTCGCACAACGTCTTGCCTCTGACCATCTTCGTGCGAGCCTTGGTTAGGAACCCCTCTTGCTCCTTCTCGTGAAGGTCAAATAAGTGTTTTGTTATGATGAATCCAAGCACTGAATCACCCATAAATTCAAGAGTCTCGTAAGAGCCATCGAGACCAGAATAGCGCTTCAGCGCGCTCTTGTGTGTGAAAGCGCGCTGATACGTTTTTATGTTTTTTATTTTTGTGCCGACAAGAGAGTTCAAGAATTCACGCGAAATCTCAGGGGCATTCTCGAGATCCATTTATATTTTACACGGTTCTCTTTTGTTTAAGCCACCACAACCGGCTTTACAACCTTTGGACGAAGCTTCTTCTCCTTGGGTGGCTCGATCTCAGGCTTCGGCTCCTTGGGAGGCTTCGGCTCCTTCGGCTCCTTGATGTAATGAGGGTTGATGAACTTCTGAATATTCAGAAAAGTTACCTGAATATCCGCAGGAACAGCCAGCAGGTCCTGGAGCGTTGCATCCAGGCTAATCTTCTGACCATTCTTCAGACCCTTGGCCTCAACATACTCGTTCACCTTACGAGTAACCTGAGACCGAGACATCATGTCATCGGGACCAAGCTCCAGGAACGCACGAAGCTTGTCAGATAGCTTCTGAGGCTTGTTGAACCCATTGTTCGCCGCACGAACCTTTGCCTTCTCACCCAGGGGGTCCTCAAGGTGCTGGCGAACCTTGCGAATGTCCTTGCGAAGAGCCTTAATTTCCTTCAGTAGAGCGTCGAGTTCCATTTCTATTATATGAATGATTCACACCTTTAAGCCATGAAAGAGAGCAGGAGAATTGCAACCAATATTGCAATTGAAAAAAGCACCACTTTTAATACTGAAATTCTGTCGGTAGTAGGTGGAGGAGGAATATCTGCAGCTCCAGGCGGCGAACTACCACTATCAGATGTTGGAATATTTACATTGAATCCTTCTGGTAAATTATCAGAATATTGTGAAGGATCAATTTTAAAACGAACCCCTGAGACGGTCTGGTTGCATTTTCCTTCGCAACATCCAGGGTCACACGGGTACACAAGTCCGTTCTGTTTGTTCACATATCCACATACATAGTTATATGGGTCCATCGGGTCAGGCAAACATTCACAATTTTTAGATACATATTCTCCCCGGCAGGTCATCTAATATAAAGAATACAATATTTATTTATATAAATGGAGTACGGAACCCCGCAGAAGCTACCAAATGGACGTTATTTTCTAAAAGTTGGGCCAGTTCGGCACCAGGTGAACGGCCTAGTGCTCCAGGACTCGCTTACTAACAAGTCAGTATCCTTCAAGGTGAAGGACGAATCACTATTCACTGGAATAGATGCTGATATTCTCGCCAAGGCGAAGGAATCAAAGATGGAGTGGTTCAGGAAGGAGCTGGATGATGATGTGATTTGCACTGCATATCAGGAGAGCGTGACTGATGGAATTCTTGACAGTTCTCTTATGACTGTCAAGGGTCAAGTGCGAACAATTGCATTCGATACACAGAAGAATCCTGTCGAACTCCAGGCGGTCGCACCAGAGAGCACATGTGATGTCGTGCTTGAACTCTCCGGCCTTTGGTTTTTGAAAAAGTCGTTTGGCCCAATTTGGCGAATTATTCAGGTTCGCACCAGGGCCGCGCCCAAGGAGCCACCTGCCCAAACCTATCTTTTTACGGATGACCCAGCCGAGGAGCAGGAGGTTGATGACCCTTCAGATTATATCGACCTCGATTAGTCTCAAAAAAATTATCGGTATCATAATATAAGATGGATAAGAAGCGTCTGGCAATTCTCGTTCTAGCTGCTATATTTTTTATACTTTTTTTCATGCCTACACGGAGCCATTACAGTGGATCTGCACCGGCAGCTGTCATGGGAACCCAGCAGGTTATGAGCACACACAGTGTTCAGCCAATTGTTAACGCTGCGCCCGTAGCTGAATCTCCAGCAAGCGATCTAGCTGACCCTAATATGCTCGATGGTGTTTCATCAGCAAACCTGATCCCCCGTGAGGTTATATCGACCGATGATTTTGGGCAGTATGACCCAGCGGCCATTCTGTCCGGTCAGAACTATCTAGACCCCAGGAGCCAGATTGGCTACCCGGAGACTCTAGGCGGTGTTCTCCGCAACGCGAATCGCCAGTATCGCTCAGAGCCTCTCAACCCCCGCGACCCAGTCAGCATTTTCAATCTGAGCACCATACCCCCAGATATCATGCGTCCCAAGTTTGACATTATGAACGACTACCAGTAATCGCGTCAGTTACACAGGAATAACCTCCAAAATAATATTAGAAATGGACTTTAAAACCACAACAACCGAATGGATTGGCATTAAAGCCCAACTTGCCGGAGCTCGCAAAGATCTCAGCGTACTCAATGTACGCGAAAAGGAACTTCGCAAGCTCGTGACTGAACACATGGCCCGTAACGAAATTGACACGGTACGGCTGCATGATACGATAAAGGTAAATTTCAAGAAGAGCAAGAAGAAGGGCTCTCTGACGAAGGATGTGATCAAGGCTGGACTTCGCTCATTTTTTGGTGGAAATGATGCCCAGGTCGAGGGCGCTTTTCAGGCCATCATGGATGCAGCACCTGTCAAAGATTCGATGGGTGTAACAGTCACTGGTCTAAAGGTTTAACATGTATATTACACATGTAAAATGGGCATCAATGATGAGTACTCGCGTGATGCGTACATATATGACCTCGCATATGATTCTGACGACTCGAGCGAAACACCAGACCCTCTTCACCCAGAAGACTGGCAGGATTGGTATTCTGAAGACCTTCTCGATGCATGGGGGAAAATTCGCGAATATACCTCTTCAAATTACATACGATTCAATGCAACATATGCAGAGTTTGTAGAATTTGTTATGTACCCAGGACAGGGCTTTCTATGCAGCCCACCAACAATGACTGAGATTGACTTGTGGATTCTCGCTTCTAGTGTCTCTCTTGTAAGAGAGCGCGTGAATGAGGAAAGTTTTCATTATTGGGTCAGGAAAAATATAGAATGTAATTTCAATGTTTGACATTACTGGACCAAAAGTTCTTATACCCTCACTTCTATTTGCGGTTATGAACCCCAGGCTATTTAAGGGATTCCCTGAAAAGGCGAGTCTTCCCGTACAGGCTGGTGTTCATGCTCTCGTGTTTTCAATTGTGTATTTTCTAATTTGCAAATTTGTAGCAAAGGTGACATTCACAAAGACGGATCTAATAGTACCCGCAGTTCTATTCGTGCTATTGACCCCGGGCGTTCTTTTGACACTTCCGCCAGGTGGTGGTTCGACGGCACTCATGGTGCACACGCTCGTATTTGCAATTGCTTTCGCAGCTCTTCGTGGTATATTTCCAGAATATTACTAGAAAACTTAATCAGGAATGGTAACGCATCTTGCGGTAGGACCAGGTGCGATGGGGTTTTATGTATATCTTGGAGCTATAACGAAACTCAGGGATAAAGGACAGTTGGACGAGCTTGTCGAAATTGCCGGAGCATCGGCGGGTGCTCTCATTGGGTTACTCTACTGTTTAATGAAAGGAGATGCAAAAAAAATTCTTGAATATTCATTGACAATTCCTATAAAAGATATTATGAAACCTAATATTAAAAATATTCTAAAGAATTTTGGATTAATTCCTCTTAATAAAATTCGTAAATTATTGTCAAGTATATGTCTCAGAGAAACTTTGAAAGATGATTTAACTTTTAGAGAATTATATGAATTTTATCCAATAAAATTACATGTATCCGCATATTGCATACAACTTGAAAAGACAAAATACTTCAGTGTTGATACAACACCAGAAGTAGGTATTCTTGATGTTATGTGTGCGTCTATAGCAGTTCCCTTTCTTTTCTCAAGTGTAAAACTTGAGGACGGGTTAAGTTATATTGATGGTGGAAGTGTTGAAACGACACCATCAGGGGTTTTTATTGGTAATGAAAATGCGGTTGCCTATCGTATAAGTGGAGAGGGGTGGGGTCCCAATGTTAAAGATCTCAAGACATATGCGATAAGCCTTTTATATGCAACAATGAAACTTAGATATGAATATCCAATTCGAACACGTAGTCTTATAATTCAAGATGATGCGTATGATTTTGGGGCATCAAGTGAATCTAAGATTCGCATGTACATGAGTGGCTACTCTCAAGAATTTTCTCAATAGATGTAAATGCACGCAGACCTCCGAAAAGCTCACACGCGTACACTAACCGCCAAACGCATATCGGTTAAGGGAACACCATCTCGCCCAGGCTACTCTTACATTCGCAAGGCGCGGACAGTTAGCGTCAAAGGCCAGCCTGCGTATGATGTGGGGACTATCGGCCGGCCCAAGAGCGTAATCGGCCCCCTTAAACACGGTATGTTGACCAAGTTTGGGTACCATCCAGTCGAGGCAAAGACCAACCGCCACAAGGCTCTCCACCGCGCGATTACCAAGGGTAAGGAGTTTCCCCTGAACGTGTTCCGCCGGCTCATGGCCATCAGCACGTTGACCAAGCGCATGGCGCCCCGTGCCCATCGCATATACAAACAGGATGCCACGTGGGTGCGTCAGAAATATGCTTCATGGTTCGCGACCCCATTAAAAAGGTTGTTTAAGAGTATATGATACCAATGATAGGTAAGCGTGTAGGTGGGTATACGCATGAGTGGCAAATTCCTAATAATTTATGGCAGAAATACAACTGGGTACACACAAACATGGGATGGAAGGCTAAACCTATACACACTGTTCCTGAGTTTAAAACAACCGCAACTCGAGCGAATATGAATTTTTATGGCCGACCTATAATAAAAAATTACAAAAATAAATACGAAAATGCACGTGCTAAATATAAAAATATTAAAGCTCATCCATACCCCGGAGAAGCATGGGAAAATGAGTTAGAACTCGCCTATTATAAAATGATGAATGCCGGAGCCAATATGAAGGCGGTTGGTTATGCACCTGGGCTATTAACAGCAAATAAAATAGTACGTTATAACCCTAAACCTAACAACAACACGCCAAAAGATAAACCTAAACCTAACAACAACACGCCAAAAGAAAGTGCTCTCGCGAGAAGAATGAAAAACGCATTATACTTTGCTGAACTCAGGGTTTTAGAAAAGCTTGATACAGCATCTAAGAAAACAATAAATTTCTTGAAAAGTCAGATGAATAAGTCTAAGGCTAGAGCAAAAGCTAGAATTAATAAGATTTTAGAGGAAGAAAATAAAAAAATTCGTGAGGAAAATAAACTGCGTAAAGAAAGGTCAGAAATTTCCACGCGTGAGGAAAAAAACCTGAATAAGCTGCGTAAAGAAAGGTCAGAAATTTCCACGCGTGGGGCAAAAAAACTACAAAATGCCCTAAAGAAAAAACAAGAAATTCGCAACAAGTTTCGTAAAGTTATTTCTAATGCCCAAGCAGAGAATTCTAAAAAAATACAAGAAGTCAAAGAGCTCGCCAAAAATGTACATGCGCAAATTAAAACGCGTAATAGTGTAAATTATAACCCTTTTAAAACTTCTAGAATAAAAGCCAACCTAAAAGCTAACGCACTGAAAAAACAGTATATAGAAAACCAGGAAGAAAAGATGCGTAAAAGTATTCGATCACTTCTTCCAAAGGGCACTCCTTATAAGGAGAGGAGGAGTATAGGAACAATTGCGCGTAATAACACCACAACAAGTGGTAGTGTTTCTAGAACCCCTGTAAGATAATTTTATATGTGAATTGTAAAATGGCAACTTTCTATAATGCCAGGCCCAACTTTACACCAAATTATGGAAACTTGCGTAATATATTGGCAGATGCAGCTGAAGGTCGCAGGCCACCTCCCAAGATTGAGCGTACTATTTTAAAAAACATAAATAATGCTAAAAAAGCACAAATCGCACGATCAAACGCGCGTAAAGCGGCCAGCTTGGCTAAAAAACGTGCAAATGAAAATGAAAAGAAACAGAAAAGAGCAAATGAACATCGTCGACGCGCGGAACG